TGGTGATCTTGCATACTTCCAGTCTAATACGTTCTCAGGAGTATATACGTTTAAATATGGTCTAATGTTTTGTTCTAGTTCTTCTCCTCTAGTCATTACATTTGTAGATGGTTTATCCACGAGAATCCAACAATGTCCATAAACAGAAGCATAGTTTTGTACTTCTCTCATTAGAGCATCAAATGTTCTACCTTCGTAATCTGCATCATCTAAGAATTGATCTACTGATGGGTCGTCTTGTAATGTTCCAAGTTCTCTAGTTGGTGGAACTCTAAATAGGAATGATGAATAAATATCAATTACGTTTCTAGCATGATTGTCTAGTGGTGTGTAAGCAAGTCTTTTAAAATATTCTGATTCTAATTCTAATTGGTATTCCTGTAAGAACTTTCCATCTTGATATTCTTTGCCACCTAAATATGATCTGATGAAATATTCCCATCTAGGCATCATACTTTTGTATTGTAAGTGTTGCTGTTCTATTTGTTTTCTTGTGTAAGCCATTATGAAAATCTCTTAGGTTCTGATTTAGGTAAGTTTGAAGTAATTGGGAAGATGTATTCTATTGCGTAACCTAGTGCGTCAGTCATGTGATCGTAGCCATTGTTCTTTTCAGGTTGATTTGTACCTTCTTTATAAACTTGTTTCATTAAGCTATTAATTAGTGTTTTGCAAGAAGGATTAATAAAAATACTTCTCTTTCCATCAAATGCTTTTAGTTTACTGTTCACAGAATTAACTCTATCTCTAACTAAAGCATGAGTAGATTTAGCTTTAACATTTAAACCTGCATTTTGCAAGATAGTTAGATCGGTGCGACCACCAGCAGAAGTTTTACGTTGTCTTGAAGCTGGGTCAGGGTAAACAATCATTTTAGATTTATTGTACCTAGATAATAATTCATCAATAAATTCATCAGTATTAGAACTATAAATAACTATCTCATCAAATACATGAGCAATACCATTCTTAACATGGAATAGACAAGCTGACATTGGGTCTATGTTAAAGTCCAATCCAATATGAATTATAGCATCTTTATCGTATTTACATTCTTGCACGTTTAGTTCTCTATCAAAGTTGTAATAAACAACTCCTGAGTATGTTTCAAATGATGCTAAATATTCTTGTCTAAATGTTCTCTCATCTAAATCTTTTTTTGCTTGTTCTATTTCTTCTGCATCAACCTGACCACCATCTAATGTTGTGTACTTAAAAGATTTCCATTCTGGGTCATCTCCTAAACCTTTTTGGTAAATTTCATAAGACCAGTTACCAAATCCTCTAGGTGTTCCTATAAATAATACATTACCAGTAACGTGCTTATCTGAAATAGTTGGTCTTAGAACTTCTGTCCAAGCTTCAACTGGTATATCTGCATACTCATCTAATAGTAAGAAGTCTAATCCTACTCCTCGTAAATTGTCTGGTGATTTATCTGCACCTTTTAAACTTATCTGTGAACCATTCCTAAGAACTAAAGATAGTTCTGTTTCATTAGCATATTTAATCCATCTCTTTTCAGTAGTAAGTCTTTTAAGTTGTTTCCACATAATCTCTTTAGACATTCTGTAAGTTGGTGCTACATAGAATATCTTTGAATTAGGTTTTCTACTTGCAAATCTAAGTAGTTCGTACATGGCTAAGTGTGTCTTGCCGAATCTTCTTCCTGTAATAAGAACTCTAAATCTCTTTGGACAAGTATATACGTCTAGTTGTGGTTTACTAAATGGCATTAGATTAATGTTTGTTCAATTCTATTTTTTGCAATATCAAAATATTTCTTATCTAGTTCTATCCCAATAAATTTCCTGTCAATATTCTTACAAGCAACCCCTGTGCTACCAGAACCCATAGTAAAGTCTAATACTGTATCATTTTTATTTGTGTATGTGTTTAATAAGTATTCTAGTAAAGCTACTGGCTTTTGTGTTGGGTGAAATTTATCTTTGTCTGAGTTAAACTTTTGTATTGCATTTGGATAACGTGTTCCATCATTTTTAGTTATAATGTTTTTATTTTCTCTACTTCCTGCTCTTACAACTGCATCTCCACCCTTCCCTTGTTTTTGTTCGTATGCTTTCCCAGAAACCATTTGTGGAAAGTATGGACAATTATTATCTTTGCCTGTGTATGATGTCGCACCCTCAGAAAACAAACTTGCTATCTCATAGTTTTTAGATGGTTGATATTTGTAGTTTAAAAAATTAGAACCTCTTTGCTTTTCCCATATCCAATCATATTTAAACCAATCAATATTTGACATTCTTAAATAAGAACTAAATGGTTCTACACCAAATAAAATTATTGGTCTGTTTTTTTTTATAACTCTTTTAAGATTTGACCAAATTTCTTTGTATGGAATTACATTATCCCATTCACAAGCTGAAGTTCCATATGGTGGGTCAGTAAGAACTAGATCAACACTATTATCTGGTAGTGTTGGTAATACTTTTAAACAATCATCATTATAAAGCATTTATAATTCCTCTTTGAATAAGTTTAGTAATAACTTCTTCTTCCAATTTAACATCATGGTTATAACCTTTATTAGTTCCAATGTGTTGTACTTCTTCCATTGTATATCTGTTCTTAGTTTTAAAGAAATCAAATCCAGCAATAGTTACTTTGCATTGACAATGATTAAGTAACCAATAGATTGCAACAAAGCCAGTAGTTGGTCTTTGGTAATTATATCTTTGTGTCATTAAGTTGTATTCTTCTTTGTTCCATAACCAAGCTTTTTTTTTAACGTATTCTGGCATACGATCTGCTCTTGTTCCTTCTTTTTCAAAGTTTAATCTTACAATGCAACGTATCTGTGGAATCTCTTTAAGTTTATTGTGTCCCTCGTTTACTAGGTTGTTAATCCATACATCACAAGGTTTGTCTTGAACTCCAAGATTCATTCTAACTATTGAATTGTATTTGCTATAATCTATTTGGTCTAACTTCTCACCATTACCAATTAATAAAACATTCTTGCCTTTAAAGTATTCGTAAGGATTAAACATTATTCTGAAAACTCTAGTGTATAGTTGTTATAAGGTTTAAATAGTTCTCTCCACCATTTAGCTGATTCAATAGTTGCATGAGCATTATAACCATTTGGAAGTATTGCTATGGCTTTTCTACAACATACAGAAATAAATACCCACTTCTTTGAGTAGCTAAATATTTCATTAATAGCATCTTTAAGATTATCAACTGGGATATGTTCTAATACATCTGTTGAAATAACTAAATCAAACTTGTCAGTAGGTTTGTTTTGGTACTCAGGTACAGCAGGGTCATACTTAGTTGCGTTCCATTCTTCAGGGTGATATTTTGCTTTGCCACAACCATAATCTAATATTGATTCAATGCCTTTGTCTTTAATGATTTGATTGATAGCTGGTATGAACTTTTTTAAAGCTATTCCTTGCCACTTGTTATCGTCTTTGTGATACTGCTTTGCCTGTTCTAAATATATATCGTAAAGATTAGACATTTCTAATAACTGCTGTGTGTGGTTTAAATTGTTTGAACATTTCTATCGTATGTGGTTTATGTAGGAAAGCAAAAGTATCTATTCTATCTGCATCATGCACTACAACTTTATCAGTATGTTTTAATATGTTGTTGAGATGCTTAATTCTATCTCTTACAAATTGTTCGTGATCTAAAAAGCACATACCATAATTCTGGTTTATAAATAGTTCGTTATTAAACTTAACGTGCAACTGGACATAGTTATCACAAGCAAGATAATCAAACCTTCTAGCCCAATCTATATTCTCTACCATACTAACTAACTTAACTCCTTTTTGTTTAGCTATCTCTAAAAGCAAAGGTGTAGAATAATAACCACAACCAGTTTCTAGTATGTCTCCACTACAAGATAGTGCTTCTTTGATTAGTATTTGTTGGTGTGTTGCGTATTCGTTTATTATTTGTGGTTCGTCAGGCATAATATATTTGTCTATTTTAGTTATTGCAGTTCTGTCTAAATGTAAAGCATCTGCCTTGTGTTTGCCAACGTTTTTATAAGTTAATGCTATGTTAGAACCTACTTCTCTAGCTTTAATTAAATCTTCATAAACTAATGCGTCTATATGTGTGTAGCCATTTTCTATTGCTGTTTTTATTCTTCTATTGCCATAGATACAAATAAGCTGATTGGCTTCTGCTAATAAGATAACTGGGTTGTATAGTAAATGTGCTTCGTCTAATGTTTTTATTTTACGTCTTTGTAATACATCATTAATGTATTTATAATCTTTGATTGAATAGATTAAAACTTGATTCCAGTTCTTATCGCCTTCTTGTCTATCTATCTGGCAACAATATTTAACTTTGTTAATCGGTACTGATATTATGTTCTCGTTCCTATGAATACTCTCTAATCTTTTTTCTGATAATTGCTTTTCCATCTTTTCCAGTCCAATGTATTGTTTTGATATTGTTATTTGTTTCTGCAAGTCTAAGCCATTGATATTCTCTAGGTAAGGTTAAAACTTTGTACTTATGTGCAATCTTGTTTAAACACTCCTGATCTCCATAGGTTAAGAACTTTTCACATTCTAACTTCCACTCTTGTAAGAAATCTTGATTGTTACAAACAACTAAACCTGATGCAAAGTGATTGTTTCTATTGCACCAATCTTCAGTAACAGCAATATCATACCCTTGAGATAGTTCAAATATATCTGATATGTCTGTAAGTATTTCTATGTCGCTATCAATCCAGCATATTTGTTTCTCTAAAGTTTCTAACATCATTCTTGGTTTGTAGTACCAAGCTTTCATTAAAGGTTTGTAAGATATGCAATTAGGATAGCTATTCTCTAATCCAAAGTCAGCTATGTAAAGTTTATTAGTTAGGTGTTTGTTGTATGTGCCGATAAACCATTTAAGTATATCTTCATGTTCTTTATCGCTTCCTGTTATAAAGTTCATAACTGAATCTTAACTGTATTAGTGTAGATGTTAAACCAATCAGATGAATAATCGCAGTCTTGGTATTTCTCAAAATAACAACCACCTTCTGTAAAGTGTATGTTCTTAGCTTCTGTGTTGTGTGGGTATTCGCCAACTAACCAATTCCATTCTAAAGGTAAGCCACCTACTTTGTCAGTCCATTTAAATTGATGAAGTTCTAATCCTGATGCAGTATCAACATATTCTTTTGTAAGCTGTTTACATTTAGCTGTGTTCATTAGCATTAAACTAGACCAGTTCTTTTTCTCATAAACAGTTTGTATTTGATTGCCGAACTTAGATAAATGCTTGGGTGTGTAATCATGCTGACAAACCATAACTGCATAATCATCATTTCTTAAATCCCATAGTTCTTTGATGTCTGCTTTAAACAGCATATCGCAATCTAGGAACAATGCCCAACCATCATAGTTTATAAGATAAGGAACTATAAATCTGCTAAATGAGAACTCAGTAGATGATAAAGTGTTTCTTGGTCTTGTGAATGAGTCTCTTAGGTTTGGCAGATAAAGTGGTATAAATCTAACTGGTACTGAACTGTGTCTTAGTATGCTTTCGCTAAGTATGTGGTAAGCTATTTTCTCTTTGCTGTCATATCCGATAAAGACATTAATCATTTAGTTGTCCGATCTTATGCTTTTATCTAATTCGTTCTCTAGTTTTTTAATGTATATTTCTTTAGCTTGTACTTCCTCATTTAATCTGTCTATTTCTTTTTTAAGATTATAAATAACTACTTCAAGATCGTTTGTTCCTCGCAAACTTTTATCTAGCATCTTAGGTTTCTTACGACCACACATTTGTTCCACTTCCTATTTCTTTCTATTTTGATAAGTTTTTAAATATCTTCTACCTAAAGCTACTGCTTCAGATTTGCTTTTACCTCTATAACCCCAAGCTTCTAATGACAGCTTAAGTCTAGTCTTACGACCTTTAGTATCAAACAATCTACCCTGACTACTTCCCATTCTAACTAAGAATGAACCTTTGCGTCTATATTCTGTCAAAGTATTTGGTCTTGATTTAACTGGTGGTCTTAGATTGCTTCCAGTGGCACGATTGTATCTTGCTCTACCAGATGCAGATAATCCACCTCTTACATTCTTGTCAGATTTTCTAAGACTAAATTTACTCATACTTTTTTAAACTAAATTTTACTGGTGCTTGTTTCTTAACTTTTAAGTTATGCTTCTTCATAAGCAAATCAACTATACACTTATGACAAGCTTTTATATGTTGTTCAAGTTTGTTATTCATTTCTCTTTTACAAAATAAGCATTTACTTGCCATCTTCTACCTTCATTTCAATAACTTCTCTTTTGTCCTCTACTATGTCGTATATTGGTAAAGGTGTATTGCTATCGGATTCAATGATTTCGTTTCTTTGTCCGAGCATTTGTTTGCCTAACCAAATCAACATAACTACATTACCCTTTTCAACTGCCATTTGCCATTGTTTCCTTCTAAGCGATATATTGCCTTCTGATCGCCCTTTGTCTATTTCATTGGAAAAATTGTCTCTTAAAGTATCAATATGACAACCAAAAAATGAAGCCATTTCATTCATAGTACAATGTAATCTAGCTAATCTTGTTACTTGTTCTGGGTCTATATCAAGCTTTGGTCTACCTACCTTTTTAACCTCAGATTGAATTGTAGGTTTTTCCTGTTTGCTCATGTATAGCTTCTTTTCCTGTAAATTGTTGCCATCTTTGTATTATTACATCACAATATTTAGGGTCTAGTTCCATAACATTAGCTTTGCGACCTAGTTTTTCACAAGCTATTAAGGTGCTACCAGAACCACCAAATAAATCTAAAATTACATCATCTCCTTTTGAACTATTGTTTATAGCATTACAAACTAAAGCTACTGGTTTTGGTGTTGTGTGTCCGACTACTGTTTCTTTATCAAATTTCCATACTGAAGTTTGTTTTCTATCTGAGTGCCAAGAGTGAGTTCCGTTTTTTAACCAACCATAAAGACAAGGTTCGTGTTGGCTTTGATAATCTGTTTGGCTTAAAGTTAATTTGTTTTTAGCCCAAATAACCATAGAACTAAAATGAAAAAACTCTCTAAATACTTTATGAAATAAATCAGCACATCTGTCTGAATGAAAACAGTAAATAGAAGCACCTGATTTTGAATATGTAAAATAGTTTGCAAAAGAACCCCTTAATAGTTCTTCTAGTCCATCTCTTGAATCATTATTAATGCCTTTATAATCAACTCCATAAGGTGGGTCAGTAAATATCATGTCTGCTTTTTGAGAGTTTAAAAGCTTTTCTACATCAGTTGATACTGTTGCATCTGCACACATTAATCTATGATTCCCTAACACAAATATGTCTCCAATTTTAGATTTTGGGTTTTCTTTAATCTCAGGAACTGCGTCTTCATCAGTTAAACCATTATTTTCTTTTGCTAATAAGTCTTTAATAAAGTCATCATTAAATCCTAATATATCTATATTAAAATCTTCATCTTTAAGACCTTCAATCTCTACTGATAACTTTTCTAAGTCCCAACCTGCATTAAGTGCTAATTGGTTATCTGCTATTATTAAAGCTTTAATTTGTGTCTTGGTTAATCCTTCAACTACAATACAAGGTACTTCTTCGTGTCCTAATTTTTTAACTGCTTGTAATCTACCATGTCCAGCTATGATTGAATTGTCAGGTGCTAGGAGTATTGGGTTTGTAAATCCGAATTCTTTAATGCTTGAAACAAGCTGTGTAATTTGTTCTTCGCTATGCGTCCTACTATTGTTTATGTAGGGAATAAGTTCAGATACCTTCTTTTTAATAAGTTCCATATTAACCGACTATGTTCGTTAAATGTTCTATTAAGCTTTTTTTAACGATTTGTAAAGAAACTCTAGTAGATTCTGGTTTTGGTATAGTACATGGCAGATTCCATTAGCTAATGAATTACAGCTTATTTCTTCTGCTTTAGCTGGTAAATCTATTTTATATTCATCATGGATTAAGTGAAATATCTCATGCAATAGGGTGTTGCTCATTTCAATATTATCTAATGATTTGTCTATGGTCATGGTGTTTTTGTCTGAGTCAAATTCACCGAAAATCTTTTTCTTAGATGCTGTTTCTTTGTCAATGTAGTCTAACTTAATCAGTCTGCTTCCAAAGACTATCTCGTTAGGTAAACTCATTTTCTTTTAAGCTTCTTTGCTATGTAAAGGTTTTTAACAAAGCTGTTTTTCTTGCCGAATTTTTGACCAGCAGAACGTCTAGCTTTTTTATAAGCTTTTGTTTTTGTGTTAAATGGTTTTGGTCTGCCAAGTTTAGATGGTCTTTGTCTTTCCCAAATAGGTTTTTTCATTTCTTTTTTCTTGGCATCTTTAATGGTTTGGGTCTATAAACTCTGTAAGTACCTTTAACCTTTACTCTTTTTTGGTAAAGTGAATTCAGTGATGTTGATGTAGTCTCATTAGCCATTATATCTTGCCTTTGTATTTAATTAATATCTGCTTAACATGATTTGTGTATTCTTTGCTAGTGCTAAAATTATCTAATGTATCAGCTAATTTAATAGGGTCTTTTGTTCTATTTCTTGTTTGTCTAAACTCTTGGTAATGATGATTGTTATTGAGTGTGCTGATGTAATGTCTTACTGATTGGCATTTAGATTTATATATTCTAACTCTCCAGTTAATTGATGGGTCTTGTAAAAGTGGTAACATTCCATTAGTAGTCCCCCAAATTCTAACTCCAAATAGATTATTGCCTTCCTTAGCAAATCTTGAAGTACCGAAGTTACTTTCAACTATGCTTTGTGCAATAATTAATGATGTTGGTATATGTTGATCTTTGTGTAAGTCCAAGTTTATGTAAGCAATACATTTCTGCATACTGGCTATAAACTTATCTGATGAAGTGTTATCTACTTTAGGTTCAAAGAAACCTATCTTCCTAATTTCATCAATAGTGCTTTGTCGTATTTTGTCTTTAGTGTGATCGTTTGGAAAAAATGTTCCAATTAAAAACACCATCATTAAAAATAACAAAATGACTGTATAGTCCCAAAGCTTGATGCTTAGTATTTTAGTATACATTGATTTTTAAGGTTTGATAACCTTCCAGCTTTACAGCTTATCTAATTAGATTTATTCCTCGTCAGAATCTTCGTCTGAATCTTCAAACTCCTCGTCATCTGAGTCGTCAAACTCATCATCTGATTCATTCTCGTATTCATCAAGCGAAGCTTCTACTTTGTCCCTGATCTTAGCATTAAGATCATCAGCTTTATCCAAAAGCTTTAGGATTTGTTCTAGGGTCTTGTCCATAACTACATTCTCCGTTTAGTTAATTCCGAATCAGTAAAGTTATTTTAGGATTATGTAAATATATAATTTTTAAAGGGTGGGCTTTCACCACCCATGCTTTTACCTAATTAGTGTGTGTATTATAAAGATTAGTTCTTTATTATCAAGAGTTTAGTTTGTGCAGAACCCATTTTTCATAGTCTTGTGCGTCAAGTCGTTCTTTAGCAATCTCCCATTCGTTTTTCACTTTGGGTTTCTCAATGATCTTGGTTTTTAAGTCTTGCAACAAAGGTATGGTAATTTTCTTAGGTTTATCAGTCATACTGCTAAGACTTAACATATTTTTTACTATACTAGTAGTATTAGTAGTATTAGTTGTTGTTCTGTCTGTCAAAGTTTGATCCGTTTTAACTGGGACATCTTGATATTTGCTATATTTTACAATGGTATAAATACTTAAATTCTTGTGCAAAGTTTGATTCAGGTTTTTAGTATGAACCAAGTTTTTAATAATACCTCTTACCTTGCGTTCAGAAATATCAAATTTCTTAGCTAAATCTTTATAAGCTATTGAAACTTCTCCTCTTTTTAAAGTTAGTTTCTTTTTTCTGTAAATAACCTGTACTGGTTTGTGAGAAGCCATAGCTACCAAATACAAAAATACAGCTACCTCTAATTGATTACCAAAATCATTAGAGTTATAAATCTTCCTGTGTAGTGCTATCCAACCTTCAGTCATTTAACTTCTGCCTTTACTAAATCTATAATTTTATTTGTAAAAGTTTTTAGTCCATTCTTATGGCAATCTTTAACACTTGCGTAAATTGTAAACCAAGATTTATTATAAGCTTTACCTATTTCATTATAAGATAATTCTGTAATTGATCTGATTACTGCTAGACAAACTTTGTTATGTGGAACTTCAAAGAAATTTATATCTTTATAAAGTTTATGATTGCAAAGAACTTTTTTTGTTGTTTCGGATATGTTCTTGATAGTTAAGTTTTCCATTGTATGCACCCTCCTGTTTGGCTTGGTTAATTTTAATACAAGGAGATATACTAGCTAACTTCATAGAAATCAATATAGGATTTATATTATATTTTTCAAAGAACTCTAATTCGCCTATAAGATGTTGTTGAGTATGACAAGTAAAGCACATTGGAATACAAAATCTATCATCTCTTATTCCTTTGCCAACATTACCTACTTTTGGAATAGAACGAATATGACAGCATTGAACTTGGGTATCGTTACCACAAACTACACAGGGAAATGAAGCTACGAACTTCTGGTGTTTAACAGAACTAATTATGTTTGCCTTCGGGATTTGCATTACTTACGTTTTCGTTTTCTAGATTGAGATAATGCTATTGCTACTGATTGTTTCCTGCCACGACCCTCTTTCATTAACATAGATATATTTTTGCCTATGTTCTTTTTTCCATATTTTAAAGGCATTTTAACTCCTAGTTATATAACGTGGGTAAGGGAAGGCACTTACCCACAATCCCTAGTATCAAATATAGAACAAAATGGCAACGAATAAGTCATTGTTTTTAAATCATATTAATTTTATATTATCCACAGTTTTTATTAACTTTTAGATTGATATTAGCATTTTAATAATTATATTGATTTTATATTAACAAAAAACAAAAGGGAAAATATGAAAAAACAACTAGCAAAATTACTCAAATCATACCATAAGAAATGGGATTGCTTTGGTAAGAAAAGGAAAAGTAAATGAGAAACACAGGTGTAATTTGTTCAATGAGTTACTATGAAATGAAACTAATGACAGCAGTTCTATCAAGAATCTTATTGGATAATGAAGTTAGAGGAGAGCATACAAAGAAACGTATCACTACTCTAATAAGTAAACTTAACAATATGCTGACAAAACAATGCTAGAAATAATAAATGATGTAGGGTTTGCTTACTTCTGCTTTGCTGTGTTTTTGGCATATTTAATATGGGAGAACAATAAATGACAAGAGAAACTAAAGACGGAATAGGATTTGTGGTAGCATTAATCTTATTTAATTCAAGTATAGTATTATTCTACTGGATAATTAATTAGCTATGAAAAGAACTGTTGATATTGATATACTGAATGGTTGTGCTGAAATTATGCAAAAGTATTTTGTTGTGCAGGAATTTTCAGGAAGCAAAATATCCAGCTATGAAAAAGCAATTTACAACGCATTAAAACTAGCTATAAAAGGTAAAGGGAAAAATGAACTTTTTAAAAAACGATAAGTTAAGTGTTAAGTTAGGCGAGTCAGTATTTGCTGAGAAGCTTAAACAGGCACTTAAAGAAGCTGAGTTAAAAAAAGAAAAAAAACAAATGGAGAAGGCAAATGACAACAAAGACAGATCACAAACTAGCGAGTAGAGTCTTAGAAATTTTAGTAAAGAATCGTAGAACCGAAACTTTATTGGAATACATAACTTTGGCTTGGAAACAAAAACCAATATTAAAGAAAATTGATATTGCTAATATCCAAACTGAAGATTACTTAACTAAAATAAACAAAGGGAAAAATGAAAACATTATTAGGTTTAATACTTATTTTAACAATAAGTAATTGTAGTACATACAAAGTAGTAGTTGATACTGCTGGAAGATCAGGCACGTTCCCTGATGCCAAAGCTGAGAACATAACAAACGACACAATCTTATGCACAAAATTTGCTGAAGATGTTTTATCTGATAGCCAAGAGTTTCAAGCTTGGATTATAGATAATGTTTTAAGACCAGCAAGTTTAGGTGTTGTAAGTAAAGCTGATGATACGAGAAAAAACTACATTAGAAAATGTATGATTAATCGTGGACACAGCATATTGAACTAAGGAGAAATATGATAACTGTAAAACAAGAAATAGAACGACTATTTTTAGAATCTCAAAAGAACCCACATATTGTTCAAACTTACTTTGAATACTATTACACTCTTTTAGATCATAGCGATTTAACTTTAGATGAGTTCTATAAGTTATATCCACAATATGATGTTGAAAAAACAGAATCATTATATTGGAAACAATTTATGAAACAATGGAAGGAAACATGGACACAAGAAACAATATAGTAAACACTCTTGCAAGTAATCTAAGATTCTTGCGACACAATACGCAGATTGAAGAACCGATAACAGGCAAGGTTAAATATATGAGTCAAAGACATTTAGCTGAGTTTATGGGTTCGGCAACGCAACAAGTATCTAAGTTTGAACTTGGAACTAACATAATGAGCAGTTATCAAATATTTAAAGTAAGTAAAGTATTTGATATTTCTATTGATAAATTATTTGATGCAGAACTTGTCAAATCAGTTTACAAGAAAACAATTAAGCAGAATGCTTATGCTGAATAAGCATTAACAAAAACAAAGGGAAGGTAAAATGGAAGAAATAAAACTATACGAAGGCAAAGAAACATTATTCTTTGACCCAGTTGCTCATCAATACTTTTGGAATGACGAACAGTTGCCTAGTGCTACTGGCATTACAAAACTATTAACTCCAGCTAATGTAATCGGAATGTGGTCGGCTAAGATATGTTCTGAAGAATTTAAGAAATTAATTAGAGCAGGTGTTAGCTATGATGAGATTGAGTTAGTTAAGATTGCAGATCAAATTAAAAAAGCACCTAATCAAAATATGGGAGATGCTGGTTTAGTTGGAACTCAAGTACATAACTTAATTGAAGATTATATTCATAAAGGAATTACTCCTGAGATTATAAACCCTGAGATTAAAAAATCATTTGGTAAGTTTAAAGAATGGTACGATAAGCAAGAAGGTTTAGAGATTGTATTTACTGAACGTAAGGTGCTTAGTCGTATTCATAAATTTACTGGAACTCTTGATGCTATATTTAAAAATAAATCAGGAGAGCATATTATTTATGATTGGAAGTCATCATCAGGAATAAGAGATTCTATGTTGGTGCAAATCTACCTTTATAAGATTTGTGTTAAAGAAGAATTAAATATTGATGTCAAAAAAGGCATCATAGTTAATTGTACCAAGCAAGGAAAGCTTAACATAAAAGAGTTCGTTATTGGTACAGAACAGGAAGAAGTGGCGATTGCCTGTCTAAAAATGTATCGCTACCTAAACAATAAGGAGAAATAAGATGAACGTACAAGGAGTAATAAAATACGTTTACGATAATAGACTTGGTAAAGATGGAATGGCTAACAAGTTTCCAAATTTCAAGTTTAAAGTAGGCGAACAAGAAATAGTTTTGTGGTCATCAATTTTGCACCCAGCTATTGCTAAAGGTAAGAATGTATCAGTAACAGTCCAAGCTTCTAAAAAGAATGGCAGTTTATTCGTTCTTACTAAAGAAGATAAAAGTCCAATGATACAGGAACTACCTTCTGGTGCTAAACCAGATACTAGCTTTAATGTTGATGATTTTGAATCAGAAAACTTTAATGAAGCAGTAACAACTATTGAAAAAGATATGGCTAGTTCTCCAGTACCAACTAAAGCATTTAATAAAGATGAATATATGTTCACAATGGCTTTATTAAAATCAGGTATTGAATCTGGTAAAATTGGTGTTACAAAGGAAGAAATTGATTTGAAAATAAAAGATTATAAGTTTTTATTTCAGATGAATTTCCATAACTAAGATTCTTATGGCGAGGGTTTTTGATTCAACGATCACGCATAATCCCTTTATGTTTTCCCTCGCCATATCCTTGCAATTTAATCAAATATTATATATAAAAAACATAATGAAGGTTGTTAGAGAAAAGCTAATTGAGTGTAGCATTGTAGTTAAGGAACTCTTTGAAAACACAGAAGATGCTCTAACAGAAAATAAGGAAGGTAAGATTATTTCAGTGAACATAATCAATACTAAGTTCATCAGAAATAATATTAAAATAGCTGATGGAGAAAATGAAAACTCAAGTTCAGAACCTAAGAGACAGACATTATAGAGTCTCTATGAAATACTTTGAACTAAAGCATAAGTTAGAAAAGGCAAAAAGACTTAAAGATGCTTTAGAAACAAAAGTAGTTTTGAAATTTGAAGAATTACTAGCTTAGGTTAGTACACAACTATAAACTGTAAAGGAAGGTATGCACGATCTCGCTCTAAAAAACCCTGACCAAATAAAACAAGAATTAGATTCTATCTCAGAACAAATGTCAGAAGCATTATATACTTTTAGACGTTGCGAAGAATTTAAGAAAATAACATTCAGTCAAATAACTTTAACTAAGAAATTAGAAAAGAATTGTTCGGTAGCTGAAGCTGAGAAGTGGGCTTATTCTGATAAAGATTACGCAACAATAATAGAAGGTTTATTAGTTGCAGAAAAAAACTATTCTATTTTAAAAGGTAAGTATGCTAACTTACAAAGCTGGGTTGATCTTTATAGATCATGGCTTGTAACTCAAAGAGATTTGAGTAGATGAAAATAATCCAACCAAAAGGAACATTAAATGAATTGGGATATAAAGAACGAGTTGAAAACTACATTGACTATGCCGAACAAAGATTTGAGGAGTATTGTAAAACTAAATCTTTTCATTATAAAAAGCTTCTTTTTAATGATGATGCTGATTTTGGTAATTCCCCTATCCCTTATTTTCATAAACTTGGGATTCTTAGTGCTTTACCTGATTACTTTGTTTACTCCAAAGAAACCGAACAACGTAAAAGTCAATTCTTCGTGGAAGTCAAAGCTTCCAACAAACTTAAACTAAAAGATTTAAAGAAGTATATTACATTCGCACAAATGTTCTGCGATAGTAGATACACTCAATATACAATATGCTTTGCTTTTAAAGATGGTTTAAAGTTTAAATCAGTAGATCAAATATTAAAGTTGTTACCACAATCAAAGATTCAAACTTGGAATGATGGTATTGAATATTATCTACTGCCGATTTAGTGAATAGTATTTGAAATATCTTCATAGTAATCATACCAGTTACACTCCTCTAAATCCCACTCAACAGAAGTAATCCTAAGTTTTTTAACTTGTTTTAATGAAGCTAGAAATGAATTTGAGTTTGCAAAGTTTTGGCTATCAAAAAATCTGACGTGAGCAACATCTTCTTTAATGTTTTCATCATTCACCTTTACAAAATTAATTGCATAGGTAACTAGATAAAAGTTCATTTTGATTTAATCTCTTTGATTCTCTTAACTCCATGCTTATCAGTTTCTATAATGGCTTCAACTTCTTTACATGACCATTTAGTAACATCATTAGTTCCATCACGTTCAACTTTGCGTTTTTGTTCTAAGCAATCTGCGACATTTAATTTTGGAGAATAAC